CCTCGACAATCGCGTCCTCCAGCAGACCGTCAGGCGTGCATGCCATCCAGCCGTTAGCGTGGACGATGCGCTCCTGCTGGCCGGTCAGGGTCCAACCGGTCTTGATTGAAAACCAGGCGAGGTTGAACGGCTCGGTGAACGTGCCGAGTTGGACCGGGAACACGTCGTCCAAGCTTTCCGGCGCCGCCGCTCCGGTCTTAACCTTCCACAGGTCGAGGCGCTGCTGCGCGGTCCCACCCATGATGATATTTGCGTCGGACGCGCCCAGATATTTGCGACGCTCCTCATGCCACTCAGAAGTTTTCGGCGTATTCATCAGCTTTATCCTCCACGGTTAGCTGTGAGGATTGCTCTGTATCATCATTTCCGTCGGCTTGTACACGGGAAAATGTCGGCAAGCGTGAAAAAGCTGGGCCGGCGACGCACCTCCTGCGCGTCAACAGGCGATCTCGCGCAGAAAGCCAATGGCGCTTGTCGATCGGCAGGTACGATGGCGCGGTATTCCCTCGGAAGATGTCCGCTATTGCCGCATCCCAGGCCCGGTATGCGATCCCGTCAACGCCAGGCGTCAGGCAGGACCAGAACTCCTGCTCGGTGGCGTCGAGCCTCCGCGCCGCTTCTTCGATGCGATGCTGGTGATGCTCCCGCGTGCGCTCGATGATGCGGTTGCGAAGGGCGTGGGCGGTCTTGTTCTTGATCATCCACGCTGCCGCCGCAGGATCAACTGCCGTCTCCTGCTCTGGCTCCTGCATGGCGTCTGGCTCGTCCAGCCACCGCTGCTGGTTCAGCCAGGTGCCGCCGTGGGCGATGAATTGCGGATCGGTCCCACGCTTCGCCGCGGCATAGCGTTTTGCGCCCTCCACGATGACGCTGGGCGCGATCTTCATGCGCTTGGTGACCTTCTCCCATGATTTCTCGGCTGCGCCTCGCCCGACCCTGCGCGGGTACACGGCCCAAAAGTCCGCGAATGTTGGCTCTGCGGTCATCCGCTTGCTCCCCAAGACCACTCTGTTGGCCCATAAAACCGTGGCGGGCTTTGCAGCGGATCATCTCCGCACATGGCCACGATCTCCAAGCTGCCGTATGCGTCTGCGAAGTCGGCCCCCTTGCGGATCATGCGCCAGGCTGTGAAATGCCCGCGCAGTCCAGGAACCTCTGCGATCAGATCTCCGATGTGGTGCGGGTTGAAGCGCCGCTTGTCATCGAAGGATCGCTTCTTGGCAGAAAAGTCCCTGCTCCTGACCTTTGTAAGCCTCATTGATTCCTCCATCAGTTCTCTGGCGTGTCAAACAAACTGCCGGTCTTCACCGGACGCTTGGCACGCACTCTGGGCGGACAGTTATGCCCATCCCAGCATTGGGCCATTACGCCGGCCAATCGCCCGGTCTCGTTGTGGTGCCGCGCGATGTCGGTGCTATCCACAGACGCGAAAGGATACCCGCTTTTCGCCATCCGCATCCCCCGCAGCATGTGGAGCCACGTGGGGGACGGTCCTCCGTTGCACAACTGGGTGAACACGTCATCCATTCGTATCCGCCATTTTTCATCGCCGACTGTGGCGTATTCTCCGGACGATCCAATGCAAACCCTGTCAAAGCGGTCGCAGAGCCGTAGCAAGCGGGGGATCGATTCATGCACATGCCATACCGGAGCGCCCGCTCGCGGCCCATGCGGCCATTGCCTGATGAGTTCGTCGTTCTCCTCCTCTGTGCCTTCGATCACGTCAGGGATGACTGCCCAGGTCGTGCGATACTCCAGCCACCGCTCGCACCAGGCGTAGTACCCTGTCCAGTCCGTCCCCTTGCCCGATCGCCACGCCGAAAATGCTCCGTTGTCGAGCATGACGCTTTGGCCAATTTCGTGGCACACCTCAACCTGCCGCGGGTCTGCGAAACTGACGCAGAAGTTGCGCCCAGCAAGCTGATAGATGACGTGATGGGGTGTGATGGGCGTCCCGTGGTAGTGAACCGTCACACCCGCCTCCACAGGAAGTATGCCACGACAACCGCGCCAGCCATTTTCGCGACCAACATGATCGTGAGGGTGACCGGGTTGATTGCGGCTAGGCCGAATGCGATGCCTGAGAACAATACGGTGTCCACGGGGACGCTGGCCGCGCTTGATAGCAGGATGCGCTTTCCGAGAGGCGCATTTGTCCAGCGGAAGATGGCGTAGTCGATCATCTCAGACGCAAGGAACGCTATTGCGCTAGCAGTTGCAATTCGTGGGTCGCTCGTCAGGTAACTCAGCCCCATCCCAATGGCTATCGGCACGAAAATGGCCCTATCTCCGATCTCGCGGTGAGCGAGGTCGCGCAGCACCAGCCATAGCCCGACGATGATAGATAGGGGATGCCAGACATAGCTTGTCCCCGGCACCGGCAGGACGCCGATGTATCCAAACAGCCAATTCGTGAGCGGCATCGCCGCGATGTACACGACGGTCCACTTGATTTGCGCGAGCTTGCTCATCGATATCCGCTCCTTTGTCTTGCCTCAATTTCGAGGGGGTGATTTTCATAGCCATGAAGGAAAAGCCACCACAGATACCGCGCCGAGAACCCCCACGGGCCGTATCGCTCGATCTGCTCCAGGTGGACCTCTTCATGCGCGACGAGCCCGTGGTCCGGTGGCCACGTCGCGTAATACGCGATGCGCCAGGGCATCGTGATCGCCGCGTAGCCGGTGGCGCGCAGCCACCAGCGGATCGGCAGCGGGGCGGGGCGGTGGGTCATGGCTTGGCCTCCAGCGCGGCGCGCAGATTCTCCTCCCAATACTCCCAGCCCTTTCCGGCCGGGTCATAGGTATCGGAATCCTCGTAGTCGATGAGTGCCTGTGCTGCTGCGCGTATGGTCTCCAGCACCTCGACGCGGGCGCGCAGCCGCTCGGCCTCCTGACAGGAAACGGTCCCGCGCACGCAGTTGACGGTGAGCGCGCCGGGTTGCGCCAGGACGACGCTCGACTCGACCAGAGCGCGGAGACGAATGATTTCGTCGGCGGCACGATCGACTATAGATCTGTCGATCTGCCACTCCTCTGCGTATTCGCGCAAACGCTCCACGATGTCGCTCATAGCTTGGCCTCCTCCTGCCTGAAATCGCAAGCCGCCTCCATCTCCGCTCTCATCCTCGCGTTGATGGCCTCGACGCGCGCGCAACGCTCGGCGAAATCGAGGGCGGCGACGCTTAATTGATCGCTCACATCGCGCAGCACCTCGACGCGGGCGCGCAGCCGCTCGATCTCGGCGGCGGCGTCGTGGTGAAGCGCGATGTGACACCACCCCGTTGTGACCTCTGATGGAGCGCGCAGACGCTTGACGATATCGTCGCTCATGGCTCATCTCCCGCATCTGGCCCACAGTCATCAGCCTCAGACTTTCTCTCTACGATCTTCAAGATGTTAAGGAGATGTCCGGTTGTCAGGGGAATCGACCCATTTCGTTTTACCGATTCCTGCATCACCTCGATTAGACGCTCTAAGTCGCTCATGGCTTGGCCTCCAGTGCGGCGCGGGCGCGGTCTCTAGCGGACAATCGGGTGGGTGGATAGTCGAGACGCCCGATGAATCTCATTTCGCGTTCCAAGTGTTCGACACGGGCGCGGAGGCGCTCGATCTCGGCGGCGGCTTCGCCGAACAAACCGACACGTCCAAAGTCCGTCATAAGATCTGGCGGGACGCGCAGTTTCTTTACGATATCTCCGCTCATGGCTTGGCCTCCTCGATGACGATGCCGACGCGCCGCATCTGTGCCAGCCTCGCGCGCCAGATCTTGCGCTGCTGCTCTTCTCGCTCCTCTTGTTGAGGGAACGATATGCCCGCCCGCTTTGCCAGAGGGTCGTTCAAGATCAAGTCAATCAGGCGCTGATCGAGCGCAGGGTCTGATTGGCAGTCCTCGTAAAGAACGACGGGAAAAATCGCGACCACCTCGCCCTCGTCGGAGGCGTAGACGATTTCGTAATCGCCGCGCGCTAATCCCTGTAGCAGCTTGCGATGATTGCGCGTGCGCCTCTCAAGCTCGGAGCGCAAATCCCCGATTTCCTCGCACATGCGGGCGCGGAGCATCATCTCCGAGACCATTCCGGTCTGGTGGTCGGGATGCTCCATGGCGCGTTCGTGCCACGTTTTGATTTCGGTCATCGTCCATCCTCCTTCTCCACAAGGGCAAGCCCAGCCTCATCCGCGGCGTGCATCCACCGCCAAGCCAGACCCAGCCACACCTCACGCTCGGCGGGCCTCAGTTCCTTCCAGGAGCGGCCCCCATGCTCTCGACAGTTATTGGCGACCATCGCAGCCGCCAGCCTCTCAGCACTCATTTCAGAACCTCCGGATCAATGATCACCCCATGACCAGCCGCCAGCTTCAGCGCCTGGAGATGTCTGCGCGCCGGCAACTTGCCTCGCGCCAGCCAATTGTGGACCGCCTGTGGCGTCACGCCGAAAGCGCGAGCCGTCTCGGCTCCGCCGCCCAGCATCAAGATGAGTTCACGCAGCGTTGTCATTCGGCCAGCCCCAGGGCAACCAGCGCGCCGGCTATAATGATTGCGATCCACACGAAAATACGCACGGCATCAATCTTTCGCATTGTCTCCTCCGTCAACGGTAGGTTTAGTGTGCATCGGTTCAGGCATCCAGTCAACCTCTGGCGTCCATCGGCACTCGGCGGCGATGACG